AGAAACATGCTGGAGGCTCCAGAGGAGAAGGCGACACCGGCCGGCGTTGAGACTAAAAAGGGATTCGCTGAAAGGTTCTCCAAATGACAAAGCTGTACCAGATACTGAAGGAGGTCGTAAAGCCTGACGTCCTCAGCAAAAAGAACATCGAGAAGTCGTGGAGATACGGCTACGACCCGCAGTATGACTTTGTTGTCATCTCAAAGGACGGCACCATTGGGCCGATCTACGAGATTAACGGTCTAAGGATCGCGCTGCCACGCCCGTCGAATGTCGAGGACAGGGACGCAAGATGGATGCCACAGGAATACCCAAAAGAACTTGCGAAGATCAAAAGCATGTTCGACTGGAACAAGTACGACAACCAGTTCAAGACAAAGTGGATCGACTACATCGAGACAGAGTTTGACAGGCGTGAGAACGGGTACTGGTTCATCAATAAAAAGCAGAAGACATACATTACGGGAACGCACTACATGTACCTGCAGTGGACCAAGATCGACATCGGTCTTCCAGAGTTCCGTGAGTCCAACAGGATATTCTTTATCTTTTGGGAGGCGTGCAAGGCCGACACTCGCTGCTTTGGGATGTGCTACTTGAAGAACCGTCGTTCTGGATTCTCGTTTATGAGTTCGGCAGAATTGGTAAATACGGCAACGATATCAAAGAATGCTAGACTTGGTATTCTGTCAAAGACCGGTAACGACGCCAAGATAATGTTCACCGACAAGGTGGTGCCGATATCGAGCAACTACCCGTTCTTCTTCAAGCCGGTGCAGGACGGTATGGACAAGCCAAAGACTGAGCTTGGCTACCGTGTTCCAGCGTCGAAGATTACGCGGAAGAACATGGACAAGAACGACGAGGACATCGAGGGTCTTGACACGTCTATCGACTGGAAGAACACGGCTGACAACAGCTATGACGGTGAGAAGTTAAAACTACTCGTACATGACGAGAGCGGTAAATGGCTACCACCAAATAACATTGAGAACAACTGGCGCGTAACAAAGACGTGTCTTCGCCTTGGTTCTAGGATTATCGGCAAGTGTATGATGGGCTCTACGTCTAACGCACTCGACAAGGGCGGATCTGGATTCAAGGACCTGTACTACGACTCTGATCCAAAGAAGAGAAGCAACAACGGCCAGACAAAGAGCGGGCTTTACTCGCTGTTCATTCCCATGGAGTGGAACTTTGAAGGATTTATCGACGAGCATGGATGGCCAGTACTTGAGAAACCAGAGGAGCCGATTAAGGGCATCGATGGCGGTTACATATACCAGAGCGTTGTGGAGTACTGGGACAACGAAGTTGCAGCGCTGAAGGGCGACGCGGACGCGTTGAATGAATTCTATCGCCAGTTCCCACGCAGCGAGTCACACGCGTTTAGGGACGAGTCCAAGTCATCTCTGTTCAATCTTACCAAGATATACCAGCAGATCGACTACAACGACTCGATGGCCGGAATCCAGTCCATCACCCGTGGGTCGTTCCACTGGAAGGACGGCGTTAAGGACTCAGAGGTGGTGTGGACGCCAGACAGGACCGGGCGTTTCTTGGTGTCATGGATTCCAGACTCTAACAAGAGAAACAGGGTGCTGCGTGTAAACGGTAAGTTCAAGCCGGGTAACGAACACATGGGGTGCTTTGGGTGTGACCCATACGACATCTCTGGTGCCGTTGGTGGTGGTGGTTCTAATGGATCGCTACACGGGCTCACAAAGTATCACATGGACGAGGGTCCGACCAACGAGTTCTTTCTGGAATACATCGCAAGACCACAGACGGCGGAGATATTCTTCGAGGACGTGCTGATGGCGTGCGTGTTCTATGGCATGCCTATTCTTGTGGAGAACAACAAGCCAAGACTTTTGTATCACTTCAAAAACAGGGGCTATCGTGCGTTCTCGATGAACAGACCAGACAAGCACGTGTCAAAGCTGTCCAAGACAGAGATGGAGCTTGGTGGAATACCGAACACGTCCGAGGACGTGAAGCAGGCACACGCGGCCGCAATCGAGAGCTACATCGAGAAGTATGTTGGAGTTGATTTTGAGGGAACTTACCGTCCGTCAGACGAGATGGGCGTGATGCCCTTCATCAGAACTCTTGAGGACTGGGCACGATTTGACATTAACAATCGTACCAAGCATGACGCGTCTATTAGCTCCGGTCTTGCCGTAATGGCAACGCAAAGACATTTATATGTTCCAGAGGTAAAGAAGTCAAAAATAAGCCTTAAATTTGCACAATACGACAATAAAGGCTCTCAGAGTGAGCTCATAAGATAATGACAGATCCGAAAATAGTAATCAATCCAACGACGTTCCCAAGTCAGTTGGCCACAGACGCACAAAAGGCGTCCCAAGAGTTTGGCCTACAGGTTGGACTTGCTGTCCAGTCAGAGTGGTTCCGTAAGGACGCTGGCTCGTGCAGGTTCTACAACCAGTGGATTGAGTTTCACCGTCTTCGATTGTATGCACGTGGTGAACAGTCTGTTGAGAAGTACAAGAAGGAGATGTCATTCGATGGCGACTTGTCGTACCTTAACCTTTCTTGGACGCCAGTTCCAATCATGCCGAAGTTCATTGACATTGTTGTTAATGGAATGGCCGACCGAAATTTCTCTGTAAAGGCAGTCGCTCAAGACGCGATGGCCGCTGAGAAGCGCAATCAGTTCCAAGACATGATTGAGGGCGACATGGTCGCTAAGGACTTCTTGCTACAGACAAAGGAGCAGTTTGGCGTTGACGCTTTCAACACCAACGTGGAAGAGCTTCCGTCAAACGACGAGGAGTTGCAGCTTTACATGCAGCTGAAGTACAAGCCAAGCATTGAGATCGCTGAAGAAGAAGCAATTAACACCCTACTCGAACAAAATAACTATGCAGACACTAAAAAGCGTGTCGACTACGACCTTACCACATTGGGTATCGGTGGTGTCAAACATTCATTTTATCCAGGAGCTGGCGTTAAGGTTGAGTATGTCGACCCCGCCAACGTGGTCTACAGCTACACCGAGTCACCCTACTTCGACGACGTATTCTACTGGGGAGAAGTAAAACAGGTTCCGATCACCGAGTTGATCAAGATCAAGCCTGACATAACCAAGGAAGAGCTAGAAGAGATTTCACAGTTGGGCACCGCGTGGTGGGACTACTACGGCGTGATGCGTACATACAGAAACGATTTGTTCGACAAGGACGTCGTTACTTTGTTGTTCTTCAACTACAAGACCGACAAGACCTTCGTATACAAGAAGAAGTTTCTTGACAATGGTGGAGAGCGTGTAATCCGTAAGGACGAAGACTTTAACCCTCCAGCTGATCAGACCGAAGAAAGGTTTGAGAAGGTAGAGAAGCGTATTGACGTTTGGTACGAGGGCATCATGGTGCTTGGCTCAAACAAGTTGATCAAGTGGGAGATGTCCAAGAACATGGCCAGACCAAAGTCTGCGTCACAGTTCGCGTACTCAAACTACGTGATGGTTGCCCCTCGCATGTACAAGGGAGCCATCGAGTCATTGGGCCGACGCATGACAGCGTTCGCCGACTTGATCCAGATGACGCACCTCAAGTTACAGCAGGTGTTGTCCAAGATGGTACCAGACGGTGTATTCATCGATGCAGACGGACTCAACGAGGTTGACTTGGGCAATGGTGCCGCATACAACCCAGAGGACGCTCTTCGCATGTACTTCCAGACCGGTAGTGTAATTGGAAGGAGCTACACCCAGGACGGTGAGTTCAACAACGCACGCGTTCCGATTCAAGAATTAAACTCTAGCGCCGCACAAGGAAAAATATCTAGTCTGATCGCAGCATACAACCAGTACATGAGCATGCTGCGTGACGTTACAGGCCTTAACGAGGCACGCGACGGCTCTATGCCTAGCTCAGATGCTTTGGTGGGCGTACAGAAGCTCGCTGCAGCTAACTCGAATACTGCCACAAGACACATTCTCGACGGTGGTATCTTTATCACACGCAGACTGTCTGAGGCATTGTCTTGCCGTATCTCTGACATCTTGGAGTACGCTGACTTCAGAGACGAGTTTGCAAACCAGATCGGTAAGTACAACATCCAGATTCTTGACAGCATCAAGGAGCTTTACCTGCACAACTTTGGTATCTTCATCGAGGTTTCTCCTGACGAAGAAGAGAAGCAACAGCTTGAGGCCAACATTCAGATGGCATTGAGCAGAGACCAGATCGCATTGGAAGATGCAATCGATATCCGAGAGATCAAGAACTTGAAGCTTGCCAATCAGTTGTTGAAGGTTAAGCGCAAGGACAAGGAGAAGAGAGACATGGACAAGCAGCAGATGATGTCTAAGTTCCAGTCTGACTCTAACATCGCGGCCACACAGGCAGCAGCCGAGGCTAAGATGCAACAGATTCAAGCGGATACGCAGTCTAAGATTCAAATCAAAGAGGCCGAGTCAATGTTTGCAATTCAAACAATGGAGCAAGAAGCACGCATTAAGTTGAGCTTAATGCAACAAGAGTTCCAGATGAACATGCAGCTGAAGGGTCTTGAGTCACAGGTTCTTACAGACAAGGACAAGATGAAAGAGGAGGCTAAAGATAAGAGGGTTTCTATTCAGAACACTCAACAGTCTAAGTTGATTGATCAAAGAAAGAACAATCTTCCTCCGATAGACTTCGAAAGTCAAGAAGATTCCATTGATGGCTTCGATTTAGCATCATTCGAGCCAAGATGATAGGTG